AATGAATATAGATTAAGGAAAACAAGATTACGAATCTTGTTTAGTGTTGCCATGTCTGTTACGATCTATGGAAATACACTTTTCACTTACACTGCTCCTGCCACCTCAAGGGAATGCTAGGTAGTGTGTGAGTGTCCTTTTAAAACAAATAGGCCAAACGAAGATCTAGTCTCCTTCATCAGCTGAGAAATACATCTCATCATCAGAAGTTTGATCTGACTCCAATTCAGAAGAATCTGACTCTGTGTCCGAAATCAACCCAGGCATCTGATCATCTGGTTCCTGTGCATCAGTGTCCTCAGCTTCCATCAAGGCCCCTTCCGCTCTCTCTGACTTCCAGTCATTCACTGAGGCAATGGTGATTGCCCTCTGCATCTTCGCGATCACATCTCCTGTCACTGTTGGTTCACCCACACCCAACCTGGAGGTCTCTGCAACGACGTCTTGTGCCCTCATACCTGTCATGTACTGCATAGACCTCCGTGTAGGGTCTGTCATCCACCCGTGAATGTCTGTGTCCAACTTCCACACCTTCAGCCGCAAGTGATGGTTCTCTGCTTCCTCTGCAACTTCAATCGCCTTATTGTAGTCGATCTCACCCTGTTCATGGGGTAAAATGTTTGTCATACGTAACGGCTCGAAGTTTGAAATTGGGTCTGTGCCGGGCATTCCGTACAGTGCTGAGTCCTCGTTCTTCTTTTTCATGAAAGCCGATGGATTCCGGAAGTGTGTCTGGTCACCAAACAGGTTCTGAGGTGTGACATAGGACATGCCCATCACGGACTGAAGAGTTTTGTAAGATTCCCACAATACACGGGCATCCGGATTCAGTTTCTCCTCGATGTGCGGAAGATCCAACAACTGTGACAACTCATTGAGCAGGTCATATGGAGTGGTTTTCCGTTCATCAAGTTGATCCAACATCCTGAACAAGAAGAAAGTTCCATCACACGTTCGTCCAGTCCGGCCTCTGCGCTGCTTGATCGTCAGCTCGTCGAGCTTGTAGTAGCCAGTCTTGGTGGCCTTTGCCCATAGCTGGTCTGGTGACACTTCTTGTGATACGCCAAACTCAATGTCCATCGAGAAAACAAAAGAAACATCTGGAATAGTCAAACCAGCATCTGCCACACGAGTTGAGACGAAGAACTGAGCATCCTTGTCGTATTCAGTGTGCTTGGATGAAATGATTGCGGATGACCCTGGCAGCAGCTCAGCCATTTTCTCACACAGCTTGATTGTCGGCATGAAGAACAGTGCCTTGTCGTCTTTCCCCAAACCGCGTGCCATTGAAGAAGCCTTTGTCACAAAGTCGTCAATTGTCTTGACGTACATTTCATGCTCGATGACTCTCCACAACTGTGCAACTTGCAGATTCCAGAACCTCATAAGGGGGAACTGGACTTGCCATCCAGGGTCTGGAGTTGCTGTGGTCAAGATTGTCGTGACTGACCGGCCCATTATATCCATGACTGCAAAAGCGTGGGCAGGATCTTTGACATGTGCTTCGTCGATGATCACGATGTCTGTTCCTGTGCCAAGATTTGACAAGACCATTGCCTGATATGTACAGTAGATGACTTGATCCCTGGATGATGGTGACCTGCCTGTTGTTGCTGCACCATACCCCCTTTGTGGGTCAATCAGGTTCATGTAATCACAGAGTCCTGTCACCAGCAGGTGCCTTGGTTCAACTACAATGACTCGACGGGGTGCCACTAGAGTTGCAATCTTAGAAACCATTCGGGTGGACTTTCCGACACCAGTTGGCGCACCAATAACGTTGTTGGACCCATAGAAACCAGGCCTGTTCACCATACGGTCAATCTCCTCAAAATCAATGGATGCTGAAGGCTGGATGTTCCTCCATGCCTTGGTCACTGTGTTGACAATCACATTCGAGGGGATCACCACAGGCATTGTCGGGAGTGCAACTGAGATTGCAAAGTTTGGAACAAGGTCGCAGATCACAAGCAACAATGTGTCAACATACCCAAAACCAACCGCCTCCACAACATTGACAGTTTGTCCGAAAGCAAGGAAGTAGAAGTTTGCCACAAGAGAGTCCACTGACCTCAACAACATGTTTAATCCCTTTGGGCCTGAACCACCACCGATTGTGTGTTGGAGGATGTTGAACAGCCAGTGTGACAGCAGGAGCGAGAAATCAGAACGTCGCGAGCCCATGTGTGCAAGATCAACCCCATTCAGAAAATCATAATTTGACCGGGTCAGAATAGCAGAGATACCACCTACCGTGTGCAAGTCTGGGTTCCTTCTCTTCAGGAACTCAATAGGCCAAGTGACTCTTTCACCAAGAAGTCTGTGAATGTGTCTGATAGCTGGGTTAGTCATGAACCTGGGTGAAAACACCTGAGGTAGCATGGACAGACAGATCAATGCCACTTCAAGCCCAACAGGCTCATGGATGTGTGCAACATCACCAACATCCCCAAACTGATCATAGGCCTCAATCGCTTCAATCATGTCCTCAGATAGTGCAACATCTTTACCTGCATCGTGCATGTTCACTTCCTTCTTGGTGTACCATGCTTTCATCACTGCAGCATATGGTGGCACTTTGACCTTCAGGCTTGACTTGGATTTGGACTGCAAGACTCTGATTGCATCAACAACAGACCTGTAGACATCTTCATGGTGAGCAGTCAGCCAAATATAGGAAGCCAAACGCTTTGCACGAGTCTGATGATCCTTGAGTGGTTGCTCTGCAGCCAGCTTGCCAAGTAGTCTGTCCTTGTTGTGGCATGTCATGAAGTCAGGGACCGAGATTCCATACTTTTTCAAGGTCCGCATGGCAGAGTTCCGGTCAGGTACAATCTGTTTTGCCAGGAACGTGCAATCTTCCAGTTTGTTGGAGTTGCTCTCGTCTGTCAAAGTCACACCAAGTCTGTCAAATTCTGCCATCCATGCTTTTGGATTCCAGCCAAGATCGTTTTTGTCCCAGGACAATATGTGATCATCCGCTTGATTGGACAGAGTATTGTAGAGGTTGAACTCCCTTGCACTCTTGCCAGTGATGTTCTTCCATGCAGCCATGTACAATGTCACCAATGCCACACTATTGTCAACCGATGTGTTGCCTTGGCCTGTCGCACCGCCATCCCCCTTTCTTGAGATGACACCTGTGGACTTGTACGCCAAGGGCATGGTCATGAGCTGGTCGTATGCAATGTCCACCATTTCAGCAATGGCCGTGTAGTCCCGATGTCCTTTGAAACCTCTTTTCCGAACAGCCCTGATCACGTCAAAGATTTCTGGTGAATAGGAGGAATCAGCTTGCTTCAAATCACCATTGAAATGGTTCTGTCGTTTCGAATGGTCAAGCCAGATGTCGGCAAACCATGCACCTGTCAACGGCATCCCAACTTTGATTGGTGTCCGGTCGAAAGGATGACGAAGGTTCTGCATGTATGAGAACTTAGACGTGTTTGCATAATGTGCCAAAGGCACACCAATGATCGTCCTGACCATCCCATTGATCCACTTTGACTCTTTGAGAGTTTCAAACTTTGTGAAAACATGCGCAACGGGGACAATCTTTCCAATCACCTCAACTGTCTTGTCAAACAACTCAACCAGTTTAGCCTCGCCGCCAACCATTGCCATCAACACCTTCCTTGACATAGTCTTTGGTCGTGTGGGGTCCATGAACCCAAACCCTGCAGAATACTTCTTGATCAGCTTGTTCACAACCCTAGCAGTCTTGACCAACCGGGAGTCCTTGAAGTGGGGTTCAACCATTTCCCAAACATCATCAACCACATCCACATCAGCGGCAGAGACATTGTTCTTGTAGTACCGTGCCGTTGAGTCAACTTCCAGTTTCTCACTGGTGTATGAGCCAGTATGCTTGAACGTGGGTGCCCCCATTGCCTTGAACAATGCTGTCTCTGCAGTGCACACAGTTTTGATGTTTCTCAGTGGCTGAATGAAGTCACTAGAAGTCATGTACCAGTCCTTGTACTCTCCAAGCTTGGTTGGCCCTTTTGCCTTGTCCTCGTAGATTTTGGTGTTGACAGGCCAGCCTAGCTCACGTAAGATTGCAAGAGACTCTTTCAGGGATGTCTCCGACGGTCCGACATACTCATGGTGCAACAACTTCGGCAAGTCTACATTCTCAACAGCAACAACAAACCTGGTGACATTGTACCTCATGACACCAACCATTTTGGTCCTGAACAACGCCCACTTGAGTTTTGGTAATGTCATGTGAGTGTTGAACCCATCAAGCACATGTGGTGTTGTGCTCCATGTGAACTCCTTGAGTGCAACCAGGCGAACCTTAATCATCACCCATAACTCAGCAATGACCGGAGCGCCAGCATATGCCAAAGCCTTGACCCATTCTTTTAGCATGACAATTGAGTACTGTGAAGTGACAAGGAACGACTGCGGCACCAAAATCATCGCAATTGACCAGTAAACAAAAGTTCGGAAGAGTGCTGATGAAAGATGAACAGTTGACCTGAGTGTCAGAGAGACAAAGATGGCAATCCCAAGTATGAACAGCAGTCCACCAACAAGCATCATCCGAACAACACCAGTCATTACCCTCTCCCCGAAAGTCAGTCGCACGAAAAGCAGAAACACCTCTTTCTTGTCATCCGTGGCGGAGTATGTGTCAGTGTATCTTCTGATCTCACCATCGACCGGCATCTCAACAAAGACCTGACCTCTGATTGGACGGGTCGTCAAGATCCAAACTGTGAAATACGCATTGACCACAAACTTCAAAACAGGGAAAAGAGGCGTGGTCAGCATGAATTCTCCAGCAGCTATTGTTGCACCAAGCCACACGTTGACCAGAGCCCAAACACCTCTCCACCCTGCCACACGAACACTCACAGCAAAGGCAACAACTGTCGACATTGAAACAACCACTAGGACTATAGTGGGGAACAATAAGGCAGTGAGAAAAGTGTAACAAATCACCAATGAGAGTGTGTCAAGTGCACGCAACCTCTTGACAAAATTTCGCACTGTGACGGCACTCAGCACCACTAACCCACAAAACCACAACTGCACTCTGTAAGGTAGGTTCAACACACCTAACACCCTGGCACTGTAGTTCACAGATCTGACAAACATTGTGCATGCCCACCACAATCCAGTGAAAAGGGCCAACAACTGCTCTCTCAACCCTTCAACCCTGTCCCCGATCACGCTTGAGAACTCCATTTCTGTCATTGCATTCAGGAAAACCTTCAGCACAAAGAAGACCTCGGCAATCAGGGCAGTCAAAGAAAACATGAGTGCCGGCATTCCCTGAAAAGATCGTTGGGCTGTGTCCCATGCTTGTGCTGTGTGCATCTGGGCGGTGTCAAAGAACATCCCGACTACCTGATCCTCGTGCAGAGCCGACAGCAATTTTAGGGCTGGCATTGACCCCCCTTTCTCAACATGCACAAACTTCCCGACACAATGTGCTTTCAACCCGGAGCTGGCCATTGGGTACCCTTGATCCACCAAGAGGACAATGTCACTCACCTTCATCACAGGCGGGTAGGTTTTCCTCAACTGGTCACCACATGTTTCATGAAAGAACTCAATCCAACAGTGCTTCCCCTTCATGTCAATACCGTAGTTTTGGGGTTGGGCTAGAGACCCAATCTCAACAAGGTTGTCAAACGTGTGGCCTGTGAACTTCACAGACTCTTCATCCAAATAGGCTGCCACATCAGGGCAGTCGTCTGGCATCCTGTCAAAGATGGCCTTTGCGACTGGGCAAGCTGCCTTCCGCATCAGTTCCTCTGACAAGTACCAGTCGGGTTCAATGGATCCCTCAAACAATTCCTCGACTTGTTGGTTGCCCAACATGGTCCATAATGCGTTGACGGTTGTGGGTGAAACCACACCACCGTCTGAAACGCTTCTCCGTACATTCTTGAACAAGGCTCTAAAATCTTTCTGCTGAGGGTCAGCAGGCCGAGGCACTTGCTCAGTGGCCCCTTCCCAAGTGTAAGTGCGTACTTCAACATCTTCATTAGACGTTCCGTACACTGCTCCCCACACTGGCGGGCCGGATGGTTTATCATCACCGTCCTGATCATCATCACCATCACTATGATCATCATGGTCTCCGTTTTCGTCGTTTTCAGCTGCCTGTGAGGCAACTGTGGTCACATGAGGTTCGCTACTCCCCATGACCCAATCCCAAACCTTCTTCGCAAAAGATTTGATGCTAGTCCACCAACCGCCGATGGCAGTACTAACAGTGTGTCGGATTTCCACCGGCAGTCCACAAACCATCCGGTAAGTGGTCAGCACATAACTTGTTAGTCCTTGTTGTCGTCCAGGTGTGCCAGCCTGGTTGACCTCTTCTTCTTCGCTTGCCGCCGGGTGAGTAGTACCGACGTCGCCTGCAGCTCGATCATGGGTGAGGGGCTCAGTCATGGTGCCAACACTAATGTTGCCACCACTAACCTCCTCAGAACCAGAGAACTGTCCAGACACCCTTCGATTATCTGTTTGCAAGCTCATCTTAGGGGGGTTTTGCCGTCTTTCCGAGCTGTCACCTATTCTCCCCAAGGTTTGGAGTTTTGCTGTCTTTCCAGCAGTCAACTTCAATTATTTAAATCGTGAACCACACAACCCTAGTATTTAGGGTGTGCACGTGCCAAACTCTAGCCCAAAAGCTATGATGAGTTTGATCATCCACAAGGCCCTATAAGCCTTGCCTCGTG